AAATATCGTGAAAATACAGAACAGAAAGGGATTTAGAAACGATAGCGAAGTGATCAGATTTTGCCTTGATATGGTTAGCGTTTTGATCGACAAAGAACTAGAAACACAAGTTATTGCCAAGCTTTTGGAAAGCTCCGCAAACGAGAAAGGATAACAAATGATAGCTAGTAACAGCCTAGAGGCATATAACAAACTAAAACCAGAGCTAAGCGGCAAACGTAGAGCCGTTTATGAAATGTTTTGCCAGCACAAAGAGGGTGCGACAAGGCAAGAGATAGCACGCTGGTATAACGTAGCGATTAACAGCGTCTGCGGACGTGTAAATGAGCTAGTAGAGCGTGGTTATCTAATCGAGATCGGATCAAAAAAAGACGTGATAAGTGGGTGCAGCACATCGATACTAAAACCCACTGAAAGGATAGCGTGATGAGCCAAATGTATATAGGCTATATACTCTGCGCGGGGCTGATACTTGCAACAGTCTATGAAACTTGGAGGGGGTTTAGATGAGCGATAATTTGCAAAACGGATATGCTATTTGCTTTAACTCTTGGCTATTTGATGAAAGGATACAAAACGAGCTTAGGCTCTTGCTTTTAATCTCTTCATTGTCAGCCAAAGAGGGATACTGCTATGCTAACAATGAATACTTAGCAAGCAAACTAAATAAAACTGCGGTTTGGGTTTCAAGCGCTATTTCTAAATTAAAAAAATATTGCTACATTGAAACTGAGCTACAAAAATTTGGAGCAGTGGTAACAAATAGAAAAATCAAACTACTTGCCCTAAATAACGAGGAACAACCGCCGTTAAAAAATCCTTTAACCGCCGATAAAGAAAATCTAAACGCCGTTAAAGAAAATTTTAACGGCGATGCAGAAATTTTTGAACCGCCATATAATGTATGCGCGCGTAATAATAATACAAGCCAAGAAAATTACAAGCTATTAAAATTACAAGCTAATAATAACCCCCTACCCCCTAAGGACATTTTGCTACCTGATTTCATTAACCCAAACCTATGGCAAAAATATCTAGCCTACAAGAAAGAGCGACGAGAGAAATTGACGCAAAAGGGTATCGAGATGAAATTTAGCGAGTGGGCTAAGTGGGCGAACGAGGGCATAGACGTCAATGAGTGCCTAAGAGAAGCAATGCGCAATGAGTGGCAAGGGGTCTTTAAGCCAAAGCCAACCTACGGCGCAAAGGTGGCTAGTAGCGCGCAAGGCGTAAGCGATGATAATCCTCACGGACTAAAACAAGGCACGTTAAACACAATGGCGGCGTTTAGGGAGCTAGCTAGAGAAATGAGAAAAAACGGAAAAAGTGATTTAGTGGGAGATTTTCAATGACGATACAAGAATTTTACGGCGTATTTATGCCGACAGTGGAGTATTACGGAGCGAATTTAAGTAAAGCCGTGATAGCACTTTATTTTGAGGATTTAATGGGCTACGAGGCGAGCGAATTAGCCGCGGCGCTAAAACTAGTCAGACAAACGCGAAAATATCCTACGATGCCTACGTCTGCGGAAATTTTAGAAGCGCTTAACGGAGATGAGGGCGACAAAGCACAAAAAGCGTTAGACGAGTTAGCTTACGCCATAAGACGCTACGGACCTTATCGTAGTGTTTGCTTTAAAGACGGCGCGATAATGTCGGTAGTGCGTGCTAGGGGTGGCTGGATAAAGGTTTGCAACCTAGAAGGGCAAGACTGGGAGAATTTTAAAAAATGGGACTTCGCCAAGCTTTATAAGATTTACGCGAAAACCCCGCAAATTTGTCCTGATTATCTAATCGGCGAGAGCGAGGCGAATAACGGCTTTAACGGCGTAGGCGGAAATGAGCCAGTATATTTTATCGGTGGAACTAACGACGGCAAATTTATGGAAGCGGCTAAATTTAAAGCCCTAACAGAGCAAAAATCACCTATTAAGGCGATATTAACGGGCGTGATAAAAAGGATTGGTGCGTGAGATGAAAGCCGTATATATCACGATAGCAGAAGTCGGAGCTAACATAATCGCAAAGGTAGCAGACGAAAACAAAAAGATACTTGATAGCTTTGAAATAAGCCGTAAGGACGCAAGCGGTGTGCTTGAAGTAATGAGGAAGTGGAACGAGAAGCATAAGGACGATGACACAAAGGGGCTGTTTTGATGAATGAATACAGCGTTAAAGCCATAAGAGAGCACTTTAAAGCAAATGGCATCTTTTATACTCCCCCAGAGCTTAGTAAGATGCTTAAAGAGATAGTTGAAAAAGAGGCAGGCGAGATAAAAGAGGTCTATGACCCAACTTGTGGTCGTGGTGCATTGCTAAGCGTCTTTGGTGACGATGTGGTTAAATATGGTCAAGATATAAACGCCAGCGAGGTTGAAGTCGCTAAAAATAGCTTGGTAAATTTTAATGGCGTTATCGGAGATACTTTAAAAGAGCCAGCATTTTTAGACAAGAAATTTAAAGCTATCGTAGCAAATCCACCTTTTAGCATCCCTTGGGATAGTGAGAGCGTCTTTTTTGATGAGAGATTTGCAGGTTATGCATTAGCACCAAAGAGCAAAGCCGACTACGCCTTTAACTTGCATATACTCCACTACCTTTTGGATGATGGATGTGCGGCAGTCATAAATTTCCCTGGCGTTTTATATCGTGGCAATAGCGAGGGGAAGATAAGAAAAGCCTTGATTGAGAAAAATTACATAAGTGAAGTTATTCTAATACCAGGCGGATATTTTGATGATACAAGTGTAGCTACCTGCGTCATCGTCTATAAGAAAAACAAACAAGATACGAACATAATTTTTACAGACAAAGGGCTAAATTTAAGCAAAAGCGTGAGCTTTGAAGAGGTTGCAAAAAACGATTTTAACCTCAGTGTAGGTCAGTATGTTTTTGAAGAGAAAATAAAACCGCCGTTTGACGCAGTAGCTACCGAGCTACAAGCAAGGGTAGATTTTATCACAAGAATGAAAAAAGAGCTTGAATTTTCAAAGATGGTAAGTAACTTTGAGGGGATGGATTTTGAAGAGTTCCCAAGACAGATCATTAAGACGGCTCAGAGCTATATAGTGGACATTAATGCGGCTAACTAAAAGTGAAAACAGAGCCTATCAGCTAAGGCTACTTGAAGCATATCCACTTTGTCAAATATGCGAGGAACAACAAAGCATAGAGTGCCACCACGTACGCTATGGTAGATTTGGAGCAGATAAGGACGACAGCAAGCAAATAGCCGTTTGTAGAGAGTGTCATCAATGGTGTCACGCACACAAACACGAAAGCATAGAAAAATACGAGGAGGTAGCTGATGAGAATTGGCAACGTTTCGGTGAACGTTAGGAACAAATATGGCAACAAAAAAACCAAGGGCTTTGATAGTGCTAAGGAATGGCGCAGAAACCAAGAGCTAGAAGCCTTACAAAGAGCTGGAGAGATAAGCGAATTAAATCGCCAAGTGCCGTTTGTGCTAATGCCTAGTTTTGCCATAACAGACGAAACAACCAAGCAAGGCTTTAGAACGATACGTGAGATCAGATACATTGCGGATTTTACCTATCGCCTTAAAAATGGCAAAAGGATAATAGAGGACGTTAAGGGAGTGCAGACGGAAGTTTTTAAAATCAAGCGAAAACTACTAGAGAGAAAAATAGCCCTTGGAGTGATAGAGGGTGAGTTTAGGATTTATTAATGGCAAAGATAAGCGACAAGACAAAAGAAGCGATCATAGCCGAGTATCAATTAGGGGCTAGCAAGAAAAGTTTAGCCTTTAAATATGACGTAAGCATAGGCGCAGTTTTTAAAATTTGCAACGGCATAAGTCAGGCAGATGCTGAATTAGTGAAACAACAAGTGGCGATAAATACGGCTTTAGCCAACGAAAATGAAACAAAAGTGAAAGCGTTTCACGAAATAGTAGATGAAAAGACTAAACACCTGATCTATTTTCAAAACGCAGCGCTCAGAAACCAAAAGAAAGCGGATGAGATGTTAGAGATGAGCGATAGGATAGCAGACGTTGAAGCACACAGCAGGATAACCGCTAGAAATAAAGAGACCGTGCTAGGTCGTGAGGCTGATACTGTGATCAACAATGCAAACGTACAAAGCGAGCAAAAGATAATCATTGAGCGAAAGGAGTTAAAAGGTGATGAGTGAAACTGCGCTTTGCCTAACCTATACGCCGTGGCAAAAGGAAGTCTTTTTTGAGAATACCGCACGCTTTACAACAATAGAAAAAGGTCGGCGTGTAGGATTTACTAAGGGGATAGCAAACGCTACGATCGAGTGGCTTTTAGAGGGAAAAAAAGTGCTTTGGGTAGATACTATCACATCAAACCTACAAAGATATTATGAACGCTATTTTTTGCCTGAATTAAAAGCCCTGCCAAAAGAGCTGTATAAATTTCACGCGCAGGACAAAAAGCTAAGTATCGGCGAGGGCTACCTTGATATGAGAAGTGCAGAACGCCCAGAAAATATCGAGGGCTTTGGCTACGATATAGTGATCCTAAACGAAGCTGGCATTATCTTAAAAGATGCATACCTTTGGGACAACGCCATAAGAGCAATGCTGCTAGATAACCCAAAATCAAGAGCGTTTATAGGCGGCGTGCCAAAAGGCAAAAACCGCTTTTATGACCTTGCTAAACGTGGAATGAGTGGTGAGAAAGACTGGAAAAATTATCAAATATCAAGTTTTAATAACCCACTACTAAAAAAAGAACAAATAGACGAAATGGTGGCAGAGCTTGGCGGTATAGATAGCGATGTGGTGCGTCAAGAGATATACGGCGAGTTTTTAGATACAACCTCAAACGTACTATTTAACCTTGCTTTAATAGAAAATGCCTTTAGCACTCAGATGCCAAACGAAAAAGCTAGCATTGTTTGGGGGCTAGACGTAGCACGTGAGGGGGATGATGAAAGCGTGCTTTGTATTAGACAAGGATACGGCGTTACAAACTTTTACACATTTAGGCTTGATAGCGTGACAGCTTTAGCGCGAGAGATTTTTGGAATATATGAAAGAAGTGAGAATAAGCCAGACGCTATTTTTATTGACAGCGTGGGCGTTGGTGCTGGTGTGTTTGATACTCTAGTGGATTTTGGCTTGCGTGGGATAGTCAGAGAGGCAAAATTTTCATACAAAGCCACAAATGAGAAGCTTTACGCCAACAAGAGAGCGGAAGCATATTTTACACTCAAAGAGAAATTTAGGCTACTTAGCATCGTGCCAAACGACAAACTCAAAAAACAGCTTAGCACAATTAGTTTTTATTATGACAAGAAAGAGCGTTATTTGCTCTTGCCAAAAGAGAATATTAAAAAAGAGTTTGGCTTTAGCCCTGACTTGGCGGACGCTTTAGCATTGACCTTTTTTGATCCACTACCGGCAAAGACTAACACAATCAACTACGATGACGGAGGCGTTTGGTGAAAGAGTGTCAAAATTGGGTAGATTTGAGAAAACAAATCGAGTATATTTCAGAAAATATCGACGTAAGTTTAATTAGAAAGGTGGCAACACTTGATGATGAGGCTTTGCGTCTTTGTTTTTGTGTGATGATTTGTGAGTGGCTTAAGGGGGTAAAATTTATCCCTACAAAACAAGCTAGAGTAAAACTTGCAACGGCTCTAAAAGAAAAAGGGGTTGATAAAAAACGAGTGAAAGAGCTAACAAATGTCAGCAGAAGCACAATTTACAGAGTAGGACACGAAAATGACGAACGATGAGAGAATAAGCTACCTCGAGGAGTTAGTGCAAACAGCATACAATGGCTATGCGGAATATAAGCCGTTTTTTGACAAGCTAAATGATGCGTATTTGCTTGTGTTAGAAAGCGAGCAGTATAACAGCCTCAAAGAGAGAAATAAAAGCAAAAACTACATACCAAAGCTCAACTCAAAAGCAAAAAGGATATATGACGGCCTAACCGAAACATATTTCAACAATGACACATTTGCAAAGCTAGAGCCATACATAAACTCAACGCATGATGTGATCGACAAGTGGCAAGAGGCGCTAAATTTCTATTGCGACAAGATAAATTTGTATAAGATTTTTTCGCCTATCTTTTTAAAAGCTGCTTTCTCGGCAAGCTCGGTAGTAAAAGTGTTTTGGGCAAAAGATGAAGCAAAGATAGAGGAAGTGGATATAAACGACATCTATTTTGACCCTGATGCCAAAAATACAGATGACATCCGCTATATCGTGCATAGAATTTACCTCACGACAAACGACATCAAAAAGTTAATCAAGAATAAAACTTTTAAACAAATTGATCTAAGCGAGAACAGACCTTATGAGAGAATTTGCCTAAATGAAATTTATGAACTAAATGATGAGAAATGGAGCGTTAGCACGCTTTACAATAGCGAACTACTAAGAGATAAAATAGAACTAAAAGACGGACAGCCATTTATTTTTGGCTATATGCTGCCACAAACAAAACGCAATACTGATCAAACGTTTGTCTGCGCCTATGGTGAGCCAGCTCTTGCTTCGTTGCTACCTTTACAAGATGAGCTAAATGCTATTAGAAACTCAATTACAGATGTAACAAGAAACCAAGCAACGCCAAAAATTATCTTTAACCGCAGCGCTAGCATATCAAGAGCTGATTTAGAGCGCCCAAGCGGTGCAATTTTTACCGATAGCCCAGCCGACATAAAGATCGTACCACCTGGCGACATCAACGCTTCAATGGCAACAATACAAGTTATCGAGCAAGAGATGAGCGAGGTAAGCGGTGTTAGTCCTCAACAAAACGGAGCGCCTACAACTAGGCAAGAGACAGCAACAATGGCGTCAATTATGGCAAATGAGGGAAGTGTTAGGCTTCAAGGATATATAAGAACCTACAATGAGACCTTTTTTGAGCCTATATTTGAACGTCTTGCATTCTTAGTTTGGAAATACGGCGATCCATTGTTTTTTGCAGGATTTAACCGCGGTGAAGTGCCAAGCTTCAACATCAACCTAAACACTGGTATAGGAGCGCTAAATAAAGAGGTACAAAAGAAAAGCCTAATGGACGCTAGCCAAGTAATAGCAGCTCAATTTGGTATGTGCTTACAACTTCAAGACGGCGAGGGTGCAAATAGAATGAAAGAAGCAAACGAGAAAATCTTACTCGAGCTTCTGCCTCTATATGGAATAAAAGACCCAGAGAATTTTATCGGAAAGGAGAGTGAGCTTGCTAAACAACATAAGCCACAGGCTATTTTGCCAAGCGTGGCAAGCCTTGACGCAGAAGCAGGAGCTTTACCAGCTGACGCAATGCCAAGCGTTTAGGGATTTTTCAGAGTATCTATTAGGGCTTTATGCGGCAAGTGTGACCGCTAGCCAAAATGAAAAGAACAGCGATGAAATGAGGTTAAGGGCGATCGAGAACATAAAAACACTCGAAAGTCTTTTAAGTTTTTTTGAAAATTACAAAGAGGAGTAATAAATGACAGAACAAGAAGCACTAAATGAATTAGTAAGTATCGTAAATGGTGATGATCAAGTAGAGCCTGAAACAAACGAAGTGGCACAAGAACCACAAGAACAGCCAACAGAGCAACCAGTAGCAACAGAAGAGCCAAAAAAAGAGGAGCTTAATATCGAGGCTATCAAGCAAGCAATGGCTGAAGCGCTAGCAGCAAAAGAGCAACCGCAAGAGCCATCACAACCACAGCTTGCCCCTGAAAAACAAGCACTACTTGACAGTTTAGGTCTTGGAAATCTTGACGCCTTAAAAGCCCAAATGGATCAAATCTCGCAAGCTCAAGCAGCGCAAGCTGAGGAAGCTAGAAGGCAAGCAGTCTTTGACAAAAACCTAGCAGAGTTTAAAAAAGACTACCCAACAATACGCCCTGATGATTTGGCAGAGTTTGCAAAAGCTCACGGCATGAGTGATCTACTTGGCGAAAATTATGTTGGCTGGAAAGCAGTCGCAATGGGAATGATCAACGTAGCAAAAAGCAAAGAAAAGCCAGACGAAATTTTAAGTGGATCAAATGCGAGCAGTGAGTTATCGGCGTTTGATAGAGCCAAAAAAGGCGAGAACGTGAGCGACGTAGAATATGGCGCAGAGCTTTTGAAACTAGCAGGACTATAAGGAGTTAAAAATGGCAGAAACTGAAAATGGCGTACTTGGAAATATTTTTAGCTGGCTTGGCGGTTCAAGTGGTGGAGATAAAAACGGTGTAGGTGGCACACCTAATTGGCTAACAGCTTTAGGAACTGGTGGCGCGTTATGGAGCGCTTATAATCAAAACAAAGTAGCAAAACAAGCGTTTAAACTAAATAAAGATGCTTACGACTTTAACAAAATGCTTTCACAAAGGCAATTACAAAGAGAAAACCAAGCAAATCAAAATTTAGTCAATGCTTGGAACGCATCAAACTTTCATAAACAACAAGAGGATGAGGCTTATTAATTTAAGCCTCACAAAAAGGAGCAAAAATGCCATATTTTAACCCAAACAAAGTAGACTTTAACTACAACACCAACACAATAGACGCAGTAGGCGCAACTGGTAGAGCGTTATGGGATATTTACCAAGACAGCGTAAGAAACAACTTCACAAAACAAAGGCTAGCGGAAGAGAATAGATCAAATTTAGCACAAGAGAGCTACAACAATAAACTTTTTGACGCAAACGAAGCGTGGAGGCAAAATCAAATAGAGAACCAAGAGAAAGATAGGGCGTGGAAAATGAACACTGACGCTAGAGATTTTGCGCTCAAAGAAAAACAAATTAACGCTCAAATAGATGCTAATAATGAGAATAGAGCTTTTAATCAATGGTATAAAAATCAACTTTTACTAGATAGGCAAGACGCAAGGGAAGCAAGGGCACAACAAAACAACCTTGACCTAACAATGAAGATGCAAGCAAATGAGGGGGAAGTTGGCGCACTTGCAGAGGCAAATTCAGACAATGCTTTTTTGGCAGGACAATATGGGGCTCTAAACCCAGACGGAACGATAGATAAAGATAAATTTGTAAAAACAATGGTGGCTCAATATAAAACAAACCCAAAAGCCGCTGTTACAGCGGTAAATAAAGCACTGGCTGAGAAAAAAGCACTAGATGCGAACCTCGCACAAAGTAACACCATAAAAACAATAGCAACACTAGAAGAGCAATTAAAACAGATACCAGAAGACAAAAGGTTAGACAATTACGATGGCTGGCTAGATAGGATCGGCGATAACTTTAACGCAATGAGAGGGGCTGGAGCAGATAAAAAAGCAGCTGAGGCTATTTTAGCAATGTTGAACAACGCAGGCTTTCAGGCTGTCCGTGTTGGTAGAGCAGATGCGGAAAGAAAAGACTTTGACAAAGAATATAAAGTAAGTCTTGATAGTGCTTTTGTTGATAATGACAAGCTTGCTAAAGCTCAAAAGCTACAGGGGCTAACAGTGCCAGCAGCAAGGCAAGAGCTAGAATTAAAGAGAGATAGCGTAAGCAACCAATACGCAAAGAAAAAATATCAAGATCAAATAGATCGCTTAAATGCAATAGATAAAAGACTAGATAAATTTTTTAATAAAAAACCAAGCGCTACTGAGACAAAAAATAATTTTAAAAATGTGATCGAATATTAACAAAAGGATAAAACGATGCGATTTGAACAACCAAAAACTTATGATACCTTTGTAAATGATAAAAAGGCGCTAGGGATAAACGCTAAGGCGAATGAGTTAAAGCGCTCTATGACAAACTATTTTAGCGACCCAGACGATCGCTATGACAACCGCATAAGGGAAGCCAACGCTGATAATAACGCAGAAATGGTGGATGCAATAAATAGTATCAGGGCGCAATATGACGCACAAGTGCCACTAACACAAAAAGTTTTTGGCGACAAAGAAGTAGTAGAGCAAAAAGGGGTTGATGCATTAAAACAAATATCAGCTGAGTTAAAAAGACAAGGCAAAGGCAGTCTTGTCAATGCTGACGGCAATGTCCTTTTTAAAAACAAAGCTGGTGAGCTTGTAGATTTAGACCAAGGCATATTAAAAGACCTTTGGCATAGCACAAAAGCCAATAAAGGCTCTATTATGGCAGGCGTAGGTGGAGCGCTCTTAGCTCCAGTAACTGGCGGAAGTAGTCTATTGCCAGTAATAGCAGGTGGGGCAGTTGGCTCTGCACTTGGTGCAGCAGGGGATTATGTGGGCAACGCAAATGATACTGGGCAAAACGTAGATACTGGAACACTTGCAAATTTAATGTTAGAAAACGCAGGACTTAGTGTATTAGGTGATGGCGTAGGTTATGCAGTAGCTAAAGGCGGCAAAGCACTAATAAATAAAGCAGGCGATGTAATTAACAAGAGCAAAACATTAAAAGATAGCCTTGGCAACGAAATAGAAAATGTTAATCTAAAACAAAAAGCCGTCAATATATTAAATAATACGCCTCTTTTGGGAGATGTAACAAGTGCAAATCACGCACCAGCAATGGGAGATATAACAAGGAGTATTAAAGCAGCAGATGCAGTCTTGTCGCCTGAAGAGCTGGCTGAAAAAGAGGCTTATTTAGCCAACAATAAAATAGAGCTAAATGATATAAACACTTTAGGGCTGAAAGCAAAGGCTTATGCAGATGATTATGCTAATAGAACAAGTAGCCCTTGGGTAAAAGATAAAGTCACAAAGGCTGGCGAATACGTAGAGAATAAAGCCAAAGGCACACTTGACCCACAAATCACAAAAGAGCAAGAGATCGCACTAAATAATGCCTTTGCTGACCCTAGCGAAATGAAAACTATTGCTGATGTAATAGGTAGCGATGACTTGGTGCGAAATAAAGCTATAAAAATAATTGATGACCAAGCACAAAAGAGATTAGAAGCAGCTGGAATTGATAAAAACTTTAGGATCAACCCAGAGAGTTTTAGAAAACTAGATGATACCGATAAAGCATTTGTTAGTGATATTTTGGGTAGTTATGTAAACGCCACAAAAAGCGACTATAACCAAGTAGTAGATGCCTTCAAGCAAGTGGCAGGCAATAGCCCACTACAAATAGATAAAAAAGGGCTAGACGATGCGATAAATAGCATTGTGGCTAATTATGCAAAAGTAGAAGATAGAGATAAAATGCGTATAGCCTTAGATCAAATGGCGCAAGAGGGCTTTAATATTAATAAGGCGTTTGATGTTAGGCGTTATCTAAATAAAGCAATAAGAAATTCTGACTACACTGGCGAGCAACAAGCTAGAGCCTTAAAAGAAGTGTTAGATGATAGCATGTTTAAGTCTCTTGGTGATGACAGGGGCGAGCTTAGGGCATTACTAAAAGAGCAGGACGAAAAATATGCTCAAATGAAAGCCTTAAAAGATACAAAGATTTTCAATAAGGGCAATGATCTATTGAGCGACGATTTTAACTTTGATAAAGTCGGTGATTTGATCAATAAAAATAATGACGTTTGGGCTAAAACAACCAAAGGGCTCAATAAAGAGCAAATAGCAGAAGTAGAAAAAGCCTACATAAGGAGTGCAATAAAAGACGAGTTAGTTGATCTTGGCATGAATAGAAAAGGGTTTAATCCTATTGCGGTAGCAGAAAAACTAAGCGACGCTAAATTTGTAAGTGACGAAGCGAAAACTTTACAAAAAGCACTATTTGATGACGCAAAATTTCGCCCAAACACAAAAGGCATAATTGACGCAATAGATGCAGGGCTAAAGACAAAAAGCCAAGGTGGAAGTATAGCCACAAGCTTTAGTGGCAAAGTAGCTATGGCATTTGTAGCAAGAAGTTTTGAACGCTTGGCAAAACATATCCCACTAATAGGCAAACAAGCAGGTAAAAAGAATTTATATGCTGAAGCATTTTTAAAAGCAAAAACTACGTCTGACGCCTTAACTGATATAATGAAAAACGAAGCTATACCAATAAAAGATAGATTTGATCTGCTTACTCAGACACAAAGTAAAGAGATAAGGAGTTTAATTGATGATTTTATGGCTAAAAAAGAGCAGGCTAAAAATGATCTAATAAAGATGGACGCCACAGCTCACAATCAAGACGCAGTGAGTAAAACAAGCGAGATAAAAGGCGATGGCTTCATCACCAAAGAAAGCCCAGCGCCAAAGAGTGATTTAAATGTAAAAATGGACTTAGCCCCAAATGTAAGAGATTTATCAAAGATAACAACTGAAGAAATAAGCGCTGATTTAGATTATCTAGCTAGCAAGCACCCAGAAATGTTTAGTAAGCCAAGTGATGTTTTTAGACTAATTAGAGAGATTAAAACTGAGCCTACACATTTTTTTAACAATAATAGACTGGATTATGCACTTGTAGCAAAAAGGCTGAATGGTAAAAAGATAGGCAAACTTGCAATTGATAAAGAAAGTGGAGAAGTAAGACACGCAACAAAGGTAAAAGATAAAGACTTAAAACGTCTTGATAAAATTAGTAGAGCCAACTCTAAAAACACTGGCATTATCCAAACTTTCATCCAGCCAGGCAGCAAATCAAATAGCGAGCTTGGGCTGCCAAATGAGATTATACCAAAACAAACACAAGAATTAGATAAAACTTTTAAAAATCAAAAAGACAAAAACACTAAAACGATCAACGCAGGCCCACATATCGCAAGTGGCTTACTTGTTGGCACAGCAAATGGTGCTGATGAAAACGGTAACGTTAGCCATGAAGAGTTTGGAAGGGGTTTTATATATGCATTGTTTGGGTCAAAGTTTAGTGCTTCAGCAGTTAAACGCATAAGCCCAGAGCTTTATAATTCTATTCTTGGGCTTGGTAAAAAAATGCCACAAATGGCAAAAGATAATCCAAAACTTTTAACTAAAATTTATGGATCAGCGAAGAGTAATAGTATAAATTCTT